AGATCATACTTCTGTCCGTCATCATTGACGATAGGAACATTGCTCCTATGAACATATGGAATCTTGAATCTATCCTGCTTTGTTTTGCCTGATACATATTTTTCGGTGCCTCGCGGAGTCTTCTTTGACTGACCTGTGTTGGGATCAATTATCGGGGTACCCTTGATGCGATCTAAATACTTGTTCATCTCGTCTTTTGACATAGTACGATGTGGTGCATCTAGTTTTGCTTCGTCAACCTCTTCTTCCTCAGGAACTACTCCCTCGCTGTGCAAGAATTGGTCAAGAGACATCACCACAAAGTTATCCGAAAACGGAGTTTCTACCTTGACTTCCTGTGAGTTTTCGTTTATTATGTTAAGAATGCTACGAATATCCATTATAACCCTATTGTCTACTGTTATTTATCAAAACCTAAATTAGGAACTAAAAATGCAAGACACTAGCAATGACATTCTTTTTTATGCGGCAGGTGCATTAGCATCTATAGCTATTCTACTTATCTTGTTTAAAACCTTTCGAGACCGATGAACAATGAATATTTTTTATGTAAATACTAATGCGGAACTTGCTGCACAGTCCATGGTAGATCGGCATGTAGTTAAAATGATTCTAGAGACCAATTGATAAATACATTCATGTAAGGGAATACTACCATGAAAACATGCATGATTTGTAATAAAGAATACCGAGATTTAACAAAACACATTAAGATGGCTCATAAATTAACCAAAGATGCAGCATATGATTTAATGTTGCAGCACTTTCCTGAACTGTTTGCGTCTTGCACCGTATGTGAGGGGAAAATCAAAAAAACTGTGGGTGCTGGTGGAAAGATGACATGTAGCCAAGAATGCAGTAAATTAGCTAAAAGTAATGTTAATAGGGAACGGAAACAATCAACCGATGTCATCAACCGCCGAATACTGAACACTGATCAAACAAAAAAACAAGCTGCTCGTAAAAAAACTATGTTGGAACGTTACGGAAGTTTATATGCACCCAAAGATGCGGTTGCTAGAAACAATAAACTCAGGGGACAGAAACGCCCGCGATCAGTAGAACATCAAACCAATATCATTGATTCTAAAAGAAAAAACGGAACATTAAAGCATACCGAATTAGCTAAAGAGAATATCAGAAAAGGTGTTAATAAAGTTTATCAATCTGATAATCCGCCATGCACCATTTCATCCGGATCCCCAAAGGGGTATATTACCGGAACCATAAATGAAATATATTATAGGTCAAGCTACGAATTGAAGTTCTTAAAATATTGCCATAGTAATAATATTGATGTGAAATCCGCAAGCACTACGGAATTTAGAGTAAGATATGTAACCGATGATGGTAAGCAACATTATTATTACCCTGACTTTTATTTGCCAGATTACGATTGTATTATTGAGATAAAACCACTTGACATGATAACAGATTTAGTACACACTAAAAGTCATGCATGTGCGTTAGAATATAACTTTTCACTGGTAACGGAAGAAGAATTAAATGATCTGTCTGCGTTTTTTAAAAAACTTTAGGAGTAAGGTATGAACATATTTATGGTTGATCAATGTCCTGTGAGGTCAGCGACAAGTCTGGTGGATAAACATGTAATTAAAATGTGCGTTGAATCGGCCCAATTACTGTCAACGGCGCATCGCGTGATTGATGGTGAGGAATATACAGGTCAGTCTCAGTCTGGCCGCAAAGCAAAGAGATGGAGACTCAACAGTGATCTTGACACTATTCTTTATTCTGCTACTCATATTAATCACCCGTCCGCAATCTGGACGAGAAAGACTTCTGGAAATTATAATTGGTTGTATGATCATTTGGTTGCTCTTGGCAGGGAGTATACCCATCGCTATAATCGTAGGCATGTTACTATTTCTAAGTTGGGCGACATCTTAAAGAATCCTCCTGATAATATTCCCCAAGGTGCTATGACACCGATGCCCTCGTGCATGGATAAGGAATACATCATCGGTAATGATCCTGTGGAAAACTATCGCAACTATTATAACAAGGGAAAAACCTCTCTGCATCGGTGGACCAATCGTTTTCCTCCCGAATGGATTGAGGGAGAAATTCAAGCGGGGTCAGGACCAAAGCATATATACATTGCAAGGAATTCACATGTTTGAAAAACTCAAGAAATGGCTTATCAATGAGCCTGAACCCCCTCCGCCCCCTCCGGAACCCGAACCGAAGCCAAAGAAGCCCCGGGCGCCGAGAAAACCTAAGCCTAAGATAGAACTTAGTGCTAAGGAAAAGGCAACAGCAGCCGGAGAACCATATGTCGCTATTCTGAGTGTAGACCTTGATCCCAATGACATGGGCAACGGTAGTTTTGAACTCGATTGGAATCCTAAGTTTGTTGCTGACCTTGTAAAACAGGGATATATGTATGCTCCTAAGGATACGGATGCTATGATCGTGGACCGTTGGTTCCAGAATGTGTGTCGCAATATCGCACTTGAAATTTATGAGCAAGAGATTGCCGATCCTGAAAAGCGTGATGAGAGTGATGTCCGCGTCATTCGCCAGCGTGATATAGGTGACGGATTTACTGAGGTTAGCTGATGAAAACTTTTCTATCTAACGAGAATATAGACCTCGCCATCCAATATGCCTTGGGCAATGATGAGGTCTTTGAATCCTTAGATCCAGGCTACCGAAATCTATTTCTAGCAATCTTGGGTGACAGCAACTCCTCTATGCTCAGAGAAGCTATGGTTTTGCGTATGCTCAACTACGTTTCTTATCCAGAAAAACATGGAATGGATGGCTATTGCCCTGTTACCAATAAGGAAAAGGAAGCAAAGCCTAAGTTTATCGTAAAAGGGCAAAAAATCGGAGCTACAAGCGGCAACTTTAATGACATGACTATTGAACTTCTTGACAAGAAGGATGGGTGTGACGTTATTTGTGCTGGATTCTATGAAGGAAGGTTTCTCTACATCGTTGAGATTCCTTACGAAGTTATCAAGCCTAAGCTACAGACTAGAGTTGATAATGCTAAGATTGGCAAAAGAGTCGTGTGCGAGTTTGGATACAAGAACTACGATCATGATAGTTTGCAGGTCAAGTATCTAAATGAAGCGTTGATTACTAAAACCAACAGCCTGTCAAAGCCTCATTTTGAGATGCTCAAAAGGCGGTATAATGCATCTAGCTGATGTGCTTAACAAGCGATATTCTACTAGGAATATGAGTGATGCTGACTTTGAGGCAGCATTACCTACGCTTGCACAACAGCTAGAACAGACCAGTTTCTACTTCTCATATACTGACGATGAAATGCGTAAGGATTGGAAGAAGCTGTGCGATTGGACTACAACCGAAGACAGCATCAACTCTACTAGTCGCTTGGGTATGAAGCTGAGTGAGCATTTCTGTCCTAACTTTTATGACATTGAAAGCGCAAGCGGAACCAGTTACAAGAGTCTGTGGACTGCTAAGAACCTAGAAAAGATTCTGCGTTGGAATCGCAAGAGCCATAGCACGCCTTACTTGAGTGAAATCAAGCGTGGAATCTATTTCTGCTGCGGTCTTACTAAGAACACAATGTACCGTCCTCAGATGATGAAGCTGGCATGTATCAAGTATCGTCCCGAGCGAGTGCTTGACCCATGTGCAGGCTGGGGTGGCAGAATGCTAGGGGCAGTGAGTTACGGAGCGCATTACACTGCGTTTGAACCTAACACAACTACCTACGCTAATCTAAACAAAATAGTAGACTTCTTAGGAATTCGTGATAAAGTCACATTGATATGTGATGATGCTAGGAATATGTCACACTACAATATTCCTAAAGTTGATCTAGTGCTGACCAGTCCTCCGTATTTTGATCTTGAGGTGTATGCTCATGAGGATACACAAAGCATCAAGAATATGAACACATATCAGGACTGGGCTGATGGATTTTTACGAGAGATCATTAAATCAGGTATTGATCATCTAAATGAAGGCGGTGTAAGCTGTTGGAATGTTGGTAAGGTTAAGAACCGAGATATGAATGATGATGTCCGTAAGTATCATAATGAATTTGGATATGATATAATTGATACTCTTGCAGTAGATAGTAGCAAGCGACAGAGTAACCAAACATCTACGAAAAATGCTAAAAGCAGCGATAATACAGTTGTTTATGCTTTGGATAATTTCGCTTGACAAGCACCTAAAATGGTAATACATTAATTTTATCATCAACGCATTAGGATTGTATTATGTCCAAGAAGAACAATAATTTTCCGCTTAAATGGGTACCCAGCAAGGTAAAACGCACTCGCAGCGTCAATAACAAACTGGCCCGCAAGGCAGGCGAGTTTTACGTTAAGACTGTGGCGCAGCGTCTGGAGGAAGTGAATATACCGAGTAATCAAGGATTACATGACGCGATTGAAGATTACTACAAGAAGGGAATCACCTTCTCGCTAAAGAACTTGCCCAAGCATAGCAAGGTCAAGATTAAACATATCCTGATTGATGAAGATATTCAGCGTGAGATTGATGAAATTCACGTAATGCACATCATTCAAGGATTTGACGAGCGACGAGTGAATCCCATCTTTGCTGTTAAGTTTCCCGGAGAAGATAATTATCATTGCACTGACGGACAACATACTGTCGTGTCTTTGGCTAAACTTGCACAGGCAGGTCTCATTGATGAAGTAGATGAGAATGACTGGGAAGATATGGAAGTTGACGTTCTTTACGTTGAGACTTCAGACCGCTCATTTGCCCGAGAACATTTCGCATTCATCAATGGTGTTGGCAAGAAGAAAATTGACGAATATGATCATCACAAGCAGCGCGTCTTGAGCTATCGGTTGGATGGTAATACTACCAATCAAGAATATGCGCTTGCTGCTGAAAAGCAAACTATTTGCGAAAATAGTGATGTCTATCCTATCAGCAAGGAAGACGAAGAAAATCTCGGTATTCCCGGTACTCTGACTCACCTGGCTGCTATCAAGACGATGAAGCCTGAGATTTTAAATTTTACTGTTAAGAATCACAATAGATTTTGGAATGATGAAGTTGTAGAGGCTGCTGAATTTAGTTTTAACAAACATCTTTATAATACAGCAAAGATTCCTGTAGATAGCCCTGAGTATGTAGAGTTTTTGACTAATCTGAATGCTATTATCAAGGAATTGTTTACTAATCCTGGACAACTATTAACTACAGTAGGGGACGCATATGCTGCTTATTCAAAAGCAGTTTATGGAACTAGTAAAAGTTTACATGATACTGCAATTCTGAACGTATGTCTTAAAATTTACCAAAGACTTGGGGGTAAGTATCCTGTTCCTGACATGGTGCTATCCCACAGCGAAGCAGGGAAGGATCTTTATGACTTCTTGCCCGCTAGTATCAAGGTCCAGGTTAAGGCTCTAGGAGCGAAATAATGAAGCGTTTTCTTTATATTATCCAGACACAGCACAATAATATTTTGGGATTTGGTGTGTGTGCTTCTCCTGGCAAGAGGTTGCAAGACTATGTAGCACACAGTGCCTGTAAGCAAGAGTTTGCTTGTTTGTACTACGGTGAGAAGACTGACATAGATGCTCTTGAAAAATATATTAAGAACGAATGGTCCAACATTCGTCTTAATATCAATGGCAAGTGGAAGTGGGAATGGATTAATCCTGAGGCAAACAAGTCAGTAGATGAACTGATTGCTCTGGTTGATACCAAGATTGCTGGTCATCCTATGAAAAGCGTAGGTAAGCTAAAACCTGATTTTCTCCCATTCAAAAACTATTATTCCAAAACCCCTGTCAGAAAGGATGTTTTAGATTTTGATCCTACTAGCTTTTTAGATTTTCAGGCTTGACAACCTCTAAAATACCAGCTATAATATGTGTATAAATAGAGAAAGCATCCGATGAAGTACGCACTCATAGACACAGCAAATTCATTCTTTCGTGCCAGGCATGTTGCTGCGAAAAATGAGGATAAATGGGTCAAAGTAGGAATGGCGATGCACCTCACGCTCTCATCTGTAAATCAGGTTGTGCGTAAATTTGGCATTGATCATGTCGTCTTCTGCCTTGAGGGCCGTTCTTGGCGTAAGGAATTCTACAAGCCGTATAAGGCTAATCGTATCGCAGTGAATCCTACTGAGGCTGAAGTTGAAGAGAACCAGATGTTCTGGGAGACATATGATCACTTCACGACCTATCTGCGTGACAAGACGAATGCCAGCGTACTGCGCCATCCCAATGCTGAGGCAGATGATATCATCGCTCGTTTCGTTCATCTACATCCTGACGATGAACACTTCATCATCTCCACTGACTCTGATTTCGTGCAATTGATCGCAGAGAATGTGCATCAATATAACGGCATGACGAATCAGGTGATCAAGTTGGATGGCTACTATGATGATCGTGATCGTATCGTGAAGGATAAGAAGACCAAAGAACCCAAGCTGCTTGAGGATCCTGAGTATCTCCTGTTCAAGAAGATCATCCGTGGTGATGCTACTGACAACGTGTTCTCTGCATATCCGGGCGTTCGTGAGAAGGGTTCTAAGAACTCTATCGGCATCCGTGATGCATATGAAGATCGCAACAAGCAAGGCTTCAAGTGGAACAACATGATGTTGCAACGCTGGACCGATCATGACGGCGTTGAACATCGTGTCAAGGACGACTATGAACGTAACCGTGCCCTTATTGATCTCACTGCACAGCCGCAAGAGATCAAGGATAAGGTTGATGAGGTCATTCGCAATGATGTACGCATTGCTACGACTCCTCAGGTAGGAATCCACTTGATGCGTTTTGCTGCAAAATACGAACTGACCAAGATTTCCGAACAAGCAGAGACTTATGCGAAGTGGCTCAACAATCCTTATAAGGGAAAGTTAGTAGAGGTGTAATATATGTTTTTCTTCATAGGAGATGAAGCACCACTACAAGCACTGCACAAAGTCCACGATAGGCTCTATCTGGATGATGGATGGTCCTCTACTGTAGTGTCAGGTGAGATGGTATGGTTTAAAGGATATAGCACTGACTGCACTCTTTCAGATGATATTGCTGCTGTAGTTTCTCATGGATATCGTCCTGCAGGTAAATGGTGTGCTATCGTATCGTATGGTGATAATTATGAGATCATGCATCCTCCTCTAAGAGGGTTTCCGCTGTATGAGAGAGACAAGTTTAGTAGGACAAATCTAAAATTAGAAGCATATACACCAGTATGTTACGACAGACCTCATATCAATGAACAACCGGCTCTTACTTTAGAACAAGCATCGACCATAATCGGTGATATTCTCGTAGAAAATACGGTCAATTTTTTGAAATATACCAAAGTTAACGAGATGAATGTATTATGTTCTGCTGGACTTGATACGATGACATCTTGGGCGATACTAGATAGCGTTACTAAAAATTACACACTACATGCTTATGTTCCTAAACAAACTGATAGAACATTACATGAACATTTAGGAAGGATCCGTGAATACGAATCTGATCTTTTAGATAAAGTATCCCAAGATTATTGGGGATATGATGTGATGAATGCATTTAAGGACCTTAACTGGTATGCCACTGGGTACTATGCAGAAACTATGCAACTCCGTCATGGAGCAGGGCAAAGAGCAGTCGCTAATTATCAGGGTAAACATACACTAGAAATGCTTGAAGAGACAGATTATCTCTACTGGTTTATACAAAGGGCTGATATTGCTAAGAGACATGATGGTGACAAATTAATTTTTAAGGATGAGCAAGAATTAAAAGACTATATATATCATACGATTTTCCATGACTATCAGATGTGGCACATTGATAATAATATGACGTTCAGTCCGTTTGCTGATTCTCGCATCGCTCAAGTTTCTTATAGAATGTCAATCGCAGATATGACTGCTAATTGTAAGAACGGTGATGTTCAGCGTAATATTATTAAACGATTCAAGCCTGAACTTCTATCTTTGGTCTCAGACTACAAGAATTCAAAAGATGTATGGGCTAACTTTAGGAAGAACTTCGCTAATATAACTTTAGATCCACAAGTAAGGGTGAAAATACGATGAGCCAAAGCATTCATAGTAACTATTTTTGCAAAGATTGCAAACACAGCATGGTCTCCTTGGGTGCCCGTATCGGATCTATAATTTTTGATTTAGGTAAAGTACCAAATCATGATTATAAATGCAAACTATCATATCAAGAAAAATCAGTGGACTATAATCTAGTAACTGGTCCCAAGAAGATAGAGGCTTATTACGAAAATTGTTCTAGCTGGAGATCGCCGTTTAATGATCGTTGTGGCCCTGAAGGCAGACACTGGACACCAAAACACAAAAAAGATTTATTTTTAGCACTTACAAAGGAGAGGTGAATGAGTGAACTAATCGCAAAACCAGTAGTAAAGAACCAGTTTTGGATTGTTACTGATGGTGAAAAGAAAGTTGGTAATGTAACTGCTAATCATCAAGGATATGGAGTACAACTTAACGGTACCTTTATTCAGTTCAACAATACTGACGAGATTAAAAAGACTACCAAGATTAGATTTGAACCATTAAAGTCTAATAAAACCAAGGCTGAATTACCTTACCCTGAGTACCCTAGGCCCGCTAGGACCTGTAATTCGTTGTTTGATATCAAGCGCGGATTACACCTGTTTACCAAGACTAAGAAGAGCAAGTGTCAATATGCTGCTGGATGGTTCGTGATGGATCAGAACAGCATGAAACAGGTCGTATTCTGTCCTAAGTATATCTTCATTCAGCGTTATCCTTATCAAGGACCGTTTAAAACGGAAGCCGAGGCAAATAGCATAAATATCTGATCATGCAATTTATGCACATAAAAAGATTTGTAGATAAGATGGCCGTCGTTGAGTCTAGGCAGACTAAAGATGTGGTTTTACCTATGATTGATGCCCGGGGATTGCGCGATGACATCACCAAATTACTATCGGATCTTTATGCGCTCAGTGCTGATCAGAATAAAAAAGAAGAAGTTATAGATATACAGGTAAAGGGTGGATCATTTAAATGAGCCGTAATCAGCCAAATGTCTTGCTTGAGCATGTGGACAAGAAGACCTACAAATGCGATCAGATCGTAGAAGCTTCTGGAATATGGGC